CCTGAGATTCGAGATAGTCACGGTCCGTCGTTCTCGGGCATCCGTCGCACTTGCGGTCTAGTGCGCGACGGTCGAAGCGGCATAGACGTGTGGTGTCGTATTGCTGGCAACCATAAGTCGGCTCAGTGACGCGCTTGAATCCGAATATGCCCATGAATGCGTCTGCGGCTTGCAGGCTCATACCACCTCCCTACGCTTTGCCCATTCCTTGCGGCAGTCGGCGCGGAGCTTGTCGGCTGATTCCTTTCCGCGCTTCTTCTCGACTTTAGCGAAGTACGGTTTCGGATCACCGTTCGGAAAGTATCGATTAACGATGCACAGAACCTCGCAGCGGTGTAGCTCGTCCGCTGTCGTGGTGATTCCATCGGCCATCTGGATAGCCTGGCGCTCATCTTTGGCTTCTTCGATTGATGCGAATAGGTCGTTCATGCGCGCCTCACTGATTCAGCCGTGAAATAACGCCAGTTATGCTCAAGAGTTAGCGCGTAGTCCTTGGCTTTCTGTTCGTCATCAGCGATTACCTCTACGCGCATTTGTCGTGCATTCTGAGTTGCGTTCGTGGTCTGCTTGCGCTTTAGGGTGACGAGGTATTTCATAACTTAACCCATGCGATGCCATCCCACCGATACAGCAGCTTTCCGGCTTCGTTGGCAACCCCGTCATTGACAAGCCTGTCGAACACCGCCGCCAGCGCCGGGAAATGCCTTGCGTTTTTCTTCGCGTCAGCAATAGCGTCCATGGCCTTCTGCGATTTCGGCTTCTTCGCCCATAACAGACCATCAAACTCTTTCGGCCTGACCGCTTCTGCGGCCTTATGCGCCATCTCCTTGTGCCGCTCAACATCCTCGGCGGTCGGCTTGTACTCGATAGCGGCGACAGCTTCTGATTTACGCGGAGCGCGGCGGCAGGCGTCGCGGAACTCAAAAACGTTCGGTGCCTTCTCGCTTGGCAAGTGCTTAAGCGCGTAGCCGATGGCTTCCGGCAAGTCGGAAGCGGTGCCTGGTTCTTCGGCCCATACCAGCTTCGCGTTCTCGATGCCGGAATCGACGCCATTGACCATGCCGGTAGCGAACTTCGACGTAAAGCCGTAGCCGTAAGCACCCTGCAGCTTGGCGAAGATGCGCTCGATCCATTGGGTTGGGAGGTTCATTGGATCACCTCGCCATCAATGGTTCGTTCCCACGGCGCAGACTCTTTCGGAATCAGTCCGATGGAACGTGCGATTCCTTCCTGGTTTAGCTGGTGCTGCGTTTTCTGAGGCGTGTTCCTGCTCTCATTCGCCAGCCATTCCGCCTTGAAGCCACGCCATCCACGCTGGCAGCACAAAGCCAGAACGTCAGCGAGTCGTGTTCCTGATCTCGCAGCTTCGTTGGCAATGGCGTTGATGGCGGTAAGCGTCGGTGGGGCTTTAAGCGATTTCCTGCTTTGAATCCAGTCAGCGGCTATCGAAGCATCTACCCCGATGCTGACAAGATGCGCTTGCGCATCGAAGCGCGGAGCGCGACTAGTCTTTTCTTCTTTTATTGGTTTTTGGTTATTGGTTATTGGTTCTTGGTTGGTTGAACGGTCGTTCAACGGCTGTTCGAGTTTCTTGTTTTTACGGGCCTCGGCGGATGCCTTGCCAGCCTTTGAAGCATTGGCAACAGTTAAGCGATATTCATCAATTTCCTGCTGAATACGCTTCTGCGTATAACCTTCGTTGGTACATTTGAAGAAGTCCGTTAGAACGTTGTTCAACGCCCGTTCATCATCCGTTGAACACAGGCGAAGCTTGCGTGAAACAAGCGTTAAATCTAATGGAATTGGAGACTCGTCCAGATAGAACCAATCAATTAAATCGCGGTATATCGAATGCTCAAGACGTGATAGATGCGTCGTGTCCTTTCGATAATCCGAGATGTTGAATTGGTAGTAGTGCATTACGAAACATCCAGTGCAAATAGGTCTTGCTGCTCGTGACTGTTTTCGTTTGAAAACCGAGATTCAGCAAAAGACAAATTTATTTTCGCCTGCTTGAAGTAGCTATCCTTTAATTCGATTCCAATGGCCTTTCGACCTAGAGAAACAGGCGAATAAACCTCGCTGCCTACTCCCATGAACGGAGTAAATACGACCTCTCCTTGATTGCTGTAAAGCTCTACAAGCCGGTCTATTACATCCAGTTGCAAAGGATGAACGTGCTTTTCGTCGTCTTCTTCTTTGCTATCTCGGAATGGAAGTACGTTATCAATTCGGATATCATCCCAAACGCTAGAAGCGTAACGCTGCCAGATGTAATGCGATAGCTTGTTGCTCTTAGGGTCTTCATGGTCTGAAAACGAGGCATTCAGGCGATCCCATAATTCTTCTGCGGTCAGCTTGGTTTCGTTAGCGTTGTTCCATGCCTGGAGAATGTTCGGAAGAATCGGCGTATCACCGAAATAACGATTTAGACCATTTGGATGCGTAACAGGAACAGCGTTATCGCCTTTCTTGGTAAGGATCAATACATAGTCTGGCATTGCCGTAAAGCACTGCGTAGAGTCTTCTACAATCAGTTTGTGCATCAGGCTCTTAACCATCGTTCGCATACGAACCTTTAGCGGCTCTTTCCAGATGGTGATACGGTTTCTGTACTGAAAACCGTACTTCTCATGAATGCGGATGATTTCGTGAGGGAAGTCCCACAACCGGCAAGAGTTATCGAATACGTCCGTGCAATGAACCGCAGTAATACGACCTGGCTTCGTTACGCGAGAAATTTCAGAAACCAAAAAATCGTATTGCTCTAGGAATTGCTCCTTGCTTTCGCAGTTTGAGAAATCTCGCTCACTGGACGAATAGTTATACAGTCCAGCAAACGGAGGGCTGTAAATTGACAGGTCGATTGAGTTATCAGGAAGCGTAGGCAACACTTCCATGCAATCAGAGTTATAGATGGCGTACTGGCTATTGACGACTTGATCTTTTGCGTTCATTGCAGGAACTCCGGAAGTTTTGCGTATTGGTTGAATTCTTTGGTTTTGTGGCTGAAATCGCGATTCGCTGCTTCAACAAGGTTTCCGTAAAGCTCAATGGCTTTATCCATCTTCTGACTAAGCGCCTCGATGACTCGCTCTTGTCCGTCAGAAATAACCATGTCGCAAACAACTTCTCGCTTCTGGCCAAACCGCCAAAAACGCCGGATTGCTTGGTAGTACTGCTCATAGCTCCAAGTCGGAAAAAATACCGTATGGTTGCAGTGCTGCCAGTTGAGTCCCATTGATGTCATCTTTGCTTTGGTTATTAGGCGATTGATTTCTCCGTTCGCAAAAGCAACCAAAATATCCTCTTTTTGATCAATCGACATTCCGCCGACAATCTCTACAGCATCTCGATCAAGCTGTTTAAGCAACGAGCTTTCTTCGTTCAAGTTGCACCAATAGACAGAGGTTTTCCCTTCAGCCAGTGAAACAGCCTTTTCGCAGCGTTCTTTGACGGTCAATTTTTGCTCTTCGCGAACCTCCGTCATGCTCTTTGCTGGCATAGCAAATAGCGATGTCTGACCATTGATGCACCATGTATTTGCGTTATGAACTAGGTGTTGATTGACCTTCAACTCAGGCAACACATAGCGTTCATCAGAAAAGCCAATGTCAGAAGGTCGTTTAATCATCACTGACCACTGATTCACCCAAGCGAAGAAATCACGCTCGGCATGAGGCTTGAGATAGAACTTCTCTCCGATGTTTCTATTATTGGAATCGACGCTGTTCTGATTTGATTTAAAGAACTTCGTCAGCATGTCCATGTAGCCCATATAACCAAGGGCTTCCGAACTGTTACCAAGCTCGATAAAGTCGTTAGGGCTTGGTGTAGCAGTTGAAAGGAAGCGATACGGAATACGCTTTATGAAAGCGACTATCTGATCTCGCGTCTTCCCGGCGAAGTTCTTCAAAATACTGGACTCGTCCAACATCACGCATTCAAAGTCATCCGGATTAAGAAGGTGCAACCTCTCATAATTGCAGACGACGATTTTTTTCGTCATGTGCGAACCGTCGCGAATGTGCTCAATATCTTCAATGCCGATACGATCTGCCTCGTTGATGAACTGAAAAGCAACGGCCAATGGCGTCAAAATCAATACGCGGCCATTCGTCTTTCTAACGATGTTTTCGGCGATAGACAACTGGATTATCGTCTTCCCCAATCCGGTATCGGCAAAAACACCGATACGCCCTTTTTTTACGGCCTTACGAATGATCCATTCTTGAAAATCAAAAGCGCCATCAGGAATCCACAGCGCATCGAAACCATGATCCCCGAGCGAATGTTTCTTTTTCGCAATAAAATCACCGTATGATCGGTTTACATATCCAGGAGATGGACTATAATGTTGCATATCAGTCATACTTACCTCACTTGATTGACACCCGAGCGGCCTGCCAGCCATCAATGCTCGGGTTTTTCTTTGTCGATTGACGCGACAGATTCATTACTTCCATCCGCCTTCATCGTCCATGTTGTCGGCGTGGTCTTGCATCATCTGGCCGACGCCAGTAGCAAGGAACACGACACCGAACGCCAGGCAGGCAATGGCGGCGTAGATCACTCTCAGTAACCTGCATGGATTACGCGGCCAATGAACACGCCAATAACAAGCGATGCCATTGTCCATATGGCGATGATTTCCGAGAATGAAAAGTCCATTTTAGGCGGCTTTCTTTTGATTTTTGTGAAGGGCAGGAACGTCAGCCTTGAGTTTTCCTTTTGTCGCCAGCTCAATCTGGTACTGACGATTTTTAGGAATAACGCCGTCACGCTTCCATTCATAAACGGAAGGCGACTTCACGCCCAGGGCGAACGCCATGTCAGGGATTGTTCCGAAGTGGGAAAGGGCTTGATCGAAGGTCATAGTCGCCATTGTAGGATTTCCTACTGAAATGTCAAT